CTGGACAGAAGAACCACTCACCCCCATGACGATGTTTTGCGAGCGCACGGTGGACTGCGGCCTCAGACTTACGACGCACCGGGGAATACGAGTAGCCCTGGAGTTCGTAGTCTCTGAACGGTGAGCCGGTCTGATAACCATTGGTCCTGTCACCAGGATCAATCGCGCAGCCGATCTTCACCCACCCAGGCCATGCGGGATTTGTCACCACGTACACGAACCCTTCAGCAACTCTCGTGTGATAGTTGTTGATGAATTCGAGTTCTTGCTTGTGGCGTTTCCGCACGGCTACGATCTCAGGATCTTCGGGGAAGAAATCGCGGAACTTTGGTTGGGGTTCACTCAAGTACACACCAGGGTGATTCCGTATGTTGTCACACGATGGACAAATGTAGTCTCGCCTCTTCTGTCGCGAGGCAGTCCAATTCACACCAGGAATTAACTCGACCCCACACTCCTTCCCTAACCGACCAACACCTATGCAGTGCTTGGTCTCAGTGTGTGTCGTGCCAGTTCTTTCCGACTTTGAATTCCCCGTCGAGAGGGCACCGGAGTTTGAACCGCTCTCCGGCTTCGCGGATGGATAGTTTTGCGAGTTGTCCAACTTGTTCCTCGTATCCTTCCTTGACAAGACACTGGACTTCATCGTGAACGTGCACGACTTGTCGCACCTTGTCAGAGAGACCATGCTCTCGTAGTTTGTTGTGCCAAATGATTGTCGCCAGCTTCACCGTGATGGCTCCCGCAGATTGCAGAAGCGTGTTGAGCGCCGAGTGCGGTGATCGGGTTGGGATCAGCCGCCCGTCGATACCCTTGATGAAGCCCTGCGTCTTTGCTTTCTGTTCAACTGCCTCCTTCAACATGCCGAGCGCCGGAAGTCCCTTGATGAACTTCGCCTTCAGCATGCGTCCCTTCACTTCGAGCGCGACGTTCACATCCGATGTGGACATGTTGCGTCGTTCGAGCGTGGACTTGGCCTGGTTCCAGAGACCCAACTTTTTCAGTTCGGGAATGTCTTCATCCTTCACGCCTACGATCAGGCCGATCTTGTGACCACCTGCCCCGTAGAGGAAGGCGTAGATGAAGGTCTTTGCGTTGCCGCGAGTCGGAAGTCCTGCGGCCTTCTGATTCTCGGTGTGCACGTCGCCGGTCGTAACGATCAGCACGTACGCTCCGCCGTCATACTTGCCCATGTAGCTGGCAAGCATTCGCAGTTCGAGACCTGATGCGTCCCACCCTAAGAGTGAGTAGCCGGGAATTGTTGTGAACAACTTCCGGCAGCGTGCACCCATTTCTCCTTCCTTAGGGATTTGTCCTAAGTTCGGTTTGAAGTGAGCGCATCTTCCCGTAACGGCACCATTGGTAATGACAGCACCGTGGATGCGCCCGTTCTTCACGAGCTTCAACCAAGCGTTGTCACCCTCAGCGAGCATGCCGATGATCTTCTCAATGTCTGCGCGGTCAGCCAGGAGATTGCACTCAGGCCACTCCTTGCCGAGTCGTCGCAGGGTTTCGCCGTCGATCTTCGGACTGCCTTTGTCGGTGAAGTCCACCGGCTCCCACTTCCGCTGTTCCTTGAGCCGGTCGATCATCTGTTTGTCGCTGGCGGGATTGAAGGTGTGTTCCTTCACTTTCGTAAACGGAACTCCCTTGACGTATCCACGCTTCGAGTTGTTGACCTTTGGCGTGAACGTTGAGTACGTCTTCCAAGGCGGGAAGAAAGGCATGATCTGCTTGTCGATCTCTGCGCGTTGTGCACAAAGTTCGATGTAGAAATCCGCTGCAGCTTTCTCGTCGAACGGGAAACCCTCCAGTTCCTGTTCGTGAATGATGGCTGCGAATTCGTGTTCGAGTTGAATTGATTCTTCGGAGTAGCCCTTGGACTTGATCACCTGCCAGAGACGCTGCGTAAGGGCAACGTCCTGCTTGCAGTAATCCTCCATGCCCTGCGACCACATGTCCCACACCTTCTCGTTCGCGTCTTCCACTTTCCCGAAGTCCCCTTTGCGGAGACCGAGGCGATGGCCCCAGGCTTCAAGGCTGTGCGAGCCGAGTAGCTTCGTCGGGAAATCTGGCTTGGTGCGAAGTAAGGCGTAGTCCTGGGCAATGATCTCAGGCCACACCAGGCGAGAGCAGACGAGGGTGTCCCGCACTTTCCCTTTCGGGTTGAACTGCGGGTACACCTTCTTCAATGCCTTGAGGTCGAACTTCTGAATGTTGTGACCGGCAAGAACATCAGCCTGCTCCAACATGGCGAGAGCCATTGGAATGAAGTCCCCGTTAAAGGACTGCACACCTAACGCAGGCCACTCGCTATCGAACAGAGCGATGCAGTGGACCTTCGTCAGGTCTTCGAGAAACCCGTTGGTCTCGATGTCGAAAATGATCTCTCGCATGTTGTCTCCTTAACTAACTTTGTTGACTGGTATGCACTTGGCTTCCACGTTCACGAAGTCCTGCCGCAGCCATGACTCCGCTCTCTCCGCTGCCTTCTCGCAGGCGGCGAGCGATTCGATTGGCTTCTGGTTCGGATCGAAGATGCGAAGGTCGTCCTTCACACCAACGGTGAAGTGAATGATGATCACGATGAAGTAGCTTGCGAATGGTTCCATCAGAACCTCCATCCCATCGAGAGGATCAGGAAGTCCTGCCCGATGTTCGGCTTGGTCATACCTGCGTTGGACAAATGCCAGTACTCAACTCCCACTCTCGCGTTGCCGTAGCCGAGAAGGAGTTGCCCACCGACTTCGAACTGCGTGCGCTGCGGGAGTTCGTAGACCGGATGGTCGACGTAGGACATACCGGCTTTCGGTTGAAGGACCGCACTCCACTTCCCGCTTTCGAACAGCGTGAAGCCGTAGTGCATGCCCATTCCGTAGAAGCCATTGGCCGATGCCTTGGCGTGCATCCCTAGCCCCGTCTCGCACGTTTGCATTTCGATGATCTGGCTATCGTGGTTCTGTTGAGACTTGTGCGTCGGGGTCTCGATGGTGAACATCTGCCCCATGAGAATGAGCGGAGCGAGACACATGCCGAGCATGCGGCCCTCCTTTCAGTTGCGTTGTTAGGGTTTGTTTAGAAGCGGCGGACGGAACGACGAGACGGGAAGAGGAACGCTGCGATCACGATAACGAGGGCACCTTCGATCAGAGTCGGTAGCAGCACCAGCCACCACGACCAGTCGATGACGCCCATCAGCTTTGCAACGACGAACACAACTGTGATGACTTCCAGAAAGCCCATGACTATTTATCCTCCCTTATTCGAACGAAGCGCGGCTCAACGAGCCTGCCGCTTGGGTTGATTTTGCGGTAGCTGACTTCGATCCACTTGTTGATGATTCCGAGTTGCTTCATGTTTCTCTGTTCCCACCATGCGCGTCGGCAGTCGTCGTCCATGCCACTGACGAACGTGGTTGGTCCGAAGTGTTCGCCGGTCCTTTCGTCCTTGACGCAGGCTTCCGGCACAACCTCCAGCGCACCGAGCATCCCCTTGTACTTGCCCGTTCCTTCCTTCATACCGACCACGAGACAGTCGCAATCCAACACCGGCTTCACCTTCAGCCAGGTCTTCGTGCGCTTGAATTCGTAGAGTGAATCCTTGCGCTTCAGCACCGTGCCGTCGCAGCCAGCAGCGAGGTTGATCTTGTGAACGATCTCAAACTCGGAGTAGCGAGCAACCTGAATTGGCACCACGAACTTGACGTGCTCGGTCTCTGGAAATGCTGTACGCATGGCCTGCTGGCGTTGCACCAACGGGCGCTCGCAGAACTTATTGTTCCACTCAGACTGGTACAGCACGTCGAAGACGGTGTACGTCAGCTTCGTGCTGCGCTCCGACTTCGAAGCACGAGCAACGTGCGAGGTTTCTTCCCACGACGAACCGTGAAGCTCGCCGTCGAAGACAACGCCTTTCACGTTGCGGCCTAGTTCTTCGATGATGTGTTCGATGTTGAAGAGGGCTTTACCTGAGCGGGACTGCGGAACACCGTCGACGATCAATAACCGGAAGCCGTCTCTCTTGGGTTCGATCTGCCACTTCTGCCACTCAGAAGTCGGCCAGGTCTGTAGATCCTCCTTCTCCACCACTGTCAGAAGTTGCGGCTGCATTCATATCCTCCTTCTTCACGACAACGATCCGCTCGATGTGCAGGATCACGTTGAAGTGGTTCATGAACGGTAATGTCTCTTGAAGTTTTCCGAGGATGGCGCAGAGGTAGTCGTACGTGTCCGCGTCATTGCATCGGAACTCGACGATCTCTCTTTTGCTTGGGTCTAGCTTGATGAAGTCTTCGATCTTTGAGACCAGCGCCTCCGCGAGGTCGGCCTGTAGGATCGAGTCGTAGCAGCCGTACTTGGGAGCGGTCTCCCGCACCGCTTGATAGCAAAGGTGCAGGAGTGCTTTCTTTCCTGGGTCACTGAGATTGCCCACCGGATTCTCCTTCCTGTGTTTCGTCGACAAACGGACACTCAGCTAACTCGATGAGTCGGCCTGTGTCCTTGTTGTACGAAAGGTAAGTGGCGATGCCGGTCTCGCCTGCGTAACGGTTCTTCAATCCGCGCAGTGTGGTGATGTGCGAATTCATCTTGTCTTGCTGATTCCGCTCTGCACCGATCACTGCATCTGACAACTGTCCGATGGCTGCAGATCCACGAAGCTGCGCCAGAGAAGTCTGTGCGCCTTCCTCGTGGCCTTTGCCCTCGGGTCGCTTTAGGTGTGAGACGAGCAACATTCCGATGTTCAACTCCTCGACCAACGCACGAAGGGCAGTCATGGTGTTGTCGATCAGGCGCCGTTCCTCACCTTCCGCTTGTCCGCTGACGACGATGCTCAAGTGATCGAGCACGATCCACTTCGTCCCGCAGCCGTGTGCGAGGTAGCGAATCTTGTTCATCAGGTTGTCGCTGTCCGTGCTGC